GTACACCCCCCGCATTTTTTTTCTCGAGACACATTTTCGGCCTTGGACTACCCGCGCCGGCCGGCAAATCGGCCCACACTCGCGCGTGCTGGCTCGAGAGGGTTAGGAGTGGGGTCAAGAGCCAGCGGCCAACAGGGGGCGAATTTGGCGACTAAGAAAAAAGCACCCGCAAAACCGCGCACGCCAAAAACGGAGCAGCGGATCGCCGAGCTTCACGAAGCGATGAGCCGGCGAGGGTGGGATCCATCGATGGCCCGGACCTTTGCCGCGAAATGGAGCACGAAACCTTCGCAGGTTTATCAGATAAAACAGCGCGTCTTGGATCGAATGACAGCCGACGACGATCTCGAAACCGACTTCAAGCGATCCCTCTTTCTTGCTGAGTTGCGAGACGCTCGCCGCACAGCGAGAGCGGAGGGCCGATGGGGGCCGGTGGCGCAGTTTCTAAAAATGGAGGCGCAGATCCTCGGGCTATTCGCACCGATGGAGATCAAGGTCGCCGCGAATCCATTGCACGCGATGACAGATGCCGAGCTTGAGGCAATACTTGCCGAGGAGACGAGGGCGGCCAAAGAGCGCAAGGGGCAGATCATTGACGCCGACTTCACGGTGTCGAAAAGGGGCTCGCGTAAATGAGCACTGCGCAAGCCTGGGACAAATACAGCCGCCGAGAGCTTGCCGCGCTCGAGCTTGCACGGCGTCGGCACCAAAACCCTCTTGACTACTTCACCGCGTCGCCGGGTCAAATGCCCTTCTTTCGAGGACGAGAAAGGTTCAAGATGCTTCGAGGTCCGAACCAAAGCGGCAAGACGATGGCCGGTGCGGCGGAGCTACTTTGGCGAATGATGGGCAAGCATCCCTTCCAAAAGGTGCCGGCGGCCGGTGGTCACTTTCGAGTCATCACATATAGTTGGGATCAATCCCGCACCGTGTCGCGCAAGATTTGGGAGCTAATGCCTAAAGAGTTGGTGCACCCAGAAACGCAATTCCATCCTGATCGCGGCTTCATGTATCATCAATTCAGACTAACGAACGGTAGTTTCTGCGAAATATTCACGACGCGACAAGGCGCACTTGCGAATGCGTCGGCAACGCTTGATGGGATTTGGGTTGACGAGCCGCCACCGATAGAGCTTTGGTCAGAGCTTGCCGCGCGTGTCATGGCAAAACGTGGCAATCTTTGGCTCACTATGACCCCAATAGGAAGGCCGTGTGGATGGCTTCAGGAGAAGTGCGAAGCCGGAGAGGTGGCAGACTATCGCTTTTCGTTGACGCCTGAGAATTGCCCTTGGTACACGCACGAGCAAATCCAAGAAATCGAAAAGCAGTATCTCCCCTTCGAGGTGCCCCAACGCATACATGGCGCGTGGGAAGGCTACCTTCGCGATCGTGTCTTCAAGGGATTTACGGACGAATGCATTCGCGACGAAGTGCCGATCGGCGAGGCGTTGATCGGCATTGGCCTTGACCATGGATCCGGCGCTGGGTCTCAGGTCGCAATCCTTCTTGCCGTAGCGCAGGGGGAGAACGGGCCGAAGCTATGGGTGCTTGACGAGTCTTGGACAGATGAGAGCACGACACCCGAGGAAGACGCGCGGGGGATCCTTGCAATGCTTGAGCGTAACCGAATGAACCTCGAGCATGTCGACCGATGGACCGGCGACATTAGCCATGGCGGCCGACGGTGGGGGGGTAGAAAGTCAAACCGACTTTTAGAAAATGCATTCGAGCGCCACCTTCGGCTTGGAATCAACCGTCTACCCTTTAAGATTCGCACGGCGAAAAAGGGCCGCGGCTCGGTATGGTACGGGGCGCGAGTGCTTCACGCCGCAATGCTACGGGGCGACTTTTGCATCCGCCCTCGGTGCAAAAAGTTAATCGAGAGCTTGCAGAATTGGAACGGTTCACAAGCTCCCGACTGCGAGGAGAAACACGCTATTGACGCGCTAAGATATGGCGCGGTGGAAATGATGGGCCGCCGCGCTTACAATCCGACAAGTATAAAGATCCATTAGGAGAAAACATGATTCGAAAAATCGGGCACTCGAAAGCGACTTTTAAAGGCACTATCTTCGCAAGGGGCCGCGGCGGCAAGCTTTGGGGATGGGCTTCAAACGGTCACGGCAAAGCGCTAATCGAGCTTGGTGAGGCAGTCTGGGCCGACGCAAACGGCCCGATTCCTACCGGCGCAAAGCTTGTCTATCTTGACGGCGACTTCGAAAATTGCGCGTTAGAGAATCTATCGATCACCGGCGCAAAGCCCAAAGCCGAAAAAGCCAAACCAGCGAAGAAAGCGAAAGCTAAGAAGGCGAGCAAATGAAAAAAGCGATCCCGATTCGACCGATCCCGACAGACGCCGCCGACGCTACCCGGTGGGAGCACTCCGCGCTTCGTCTTCGCATGCTGCTCGGAGTGTGGGAAAAAGACCTCGAGCGCAAGCTCGAGAAGTATCTCGACCCGCAACGCCGCGCGGCATGGGGGGGCGTTGATCTTAGCTCAAACGTTTTCAAATCGATCACTTCGCAATTGGCTTGCCTCTTCGACAAGCAGCCAACAGTTTTTCACCCGTCAGGAGCAGCCGAGCTAATCGCGCCGGGCGGCGCCATCGACAAGGCTGGCTTGTGGCCTATGATGGCCAACTTTCAAGCCAAGGTCCTCGGGCTTCGCGAGTATGCGATGAGGGTTAACTATGATCCGAAGTTCGGCCTTCGGTATCGACCCGTCGCACCGTGCGACATGGTCGCGCATGCACTCCCCGAGAACCCCGACACGCCGACAAGGATCGAGGAGCTAAGGCTCCGCGAGCATCCAAAGACAAAGGCGCCAATGTGGACGTGGGACGTGTTGGACGTCTCCGATCCAAAGGCGCCAATCTACGAGATCCGCGAGGCGAATACTGACGGCATGGGCGGCGACCTAACCAAGCTTTTTGTAGGCCGCGAGCTTTCTGGCGACTTCTACCCGTACCGCAAAAACGACGAAGCCGGCACGCCGTGTCTCCCTTACGTCTTGTTTCACGCCGAATCCACCGGCAAGCTCTTTGACGCCTTCTCGTGGCGCGAGGTGGTGGAGGGCTCTTTGTCGAGCGCTCTTCTAATGTCGTTTTTCACGCACTCCGCAAGGCAGGCCTCTTGGCCGCAACGATACGCCGTAGGCGTTAGGATTCCAGGCGCCGAGGTTCTCGATATGGAGGGGCAGGGTCGGCGAGCCCGAGTGCCGGTCGATCCGACCTCGCTCCTCCTCTTCGAGAGCGACACCGAGGGACAGCCAATGGTGGGTCAGTTTCAACCGGCCGCCGATATCGACACAATGCTCACCTCGATCATTCAATATGAGCACCGCGTCGCTTCGTGGTGCGGCATCTCGAGCGCGGCACTGCAACGAGAGCAGGCCGGCACAGCGCGGAGCGGCTACGCTTTGAGCGTGACAAACGAAGGAAAGCGCGAAAGCCAGCGGAAATACGAACCTCAAATGCGGGCCGCCATGCTCGAGCTTATCGAAATTTCCGCGACAATGATCAACAGCGCCGAAGGCCTACAGCTACCGGAGGAGGGCTACGCGATCCGATTCGAATCGGTGCCAAAGAGCCCAGACGAATTGAAGGCGGAAAGAGAACACGCGCTAGCGCTCATCGATGCCGGTTTGCTTGATCGAGTGTCGGCTTTTCAAATGCTCAATCCTGGCACTTCCAAAGAAGCCGCGACTATTGCCCTCGATGAAATCGCCAAGATCAACAATCCCGAGTTGGCAAACCTCGACGATCCGAAATCGGCTCAAATCAGTCTCGGCGACGCGAAGGCACAGGACACCGCGCTAAACGGTGCGCAAGTGGTCGCCGCTCAGGGGATCGTCGTCGCTGTCGCCAATGGCGAGCTTCCAAGGAATACCGGCGTGCAAATGCTTTCCGAGTTTTTCAACCTGCCCGAACAAGTCGCCGACACTGTGATCGGAGACGTCGGATCAACCTTTATACGAACAACCGCCGACAGCTAAGGAGAGAAGATGTCGACAGAAACAGCAGTGCCACAAGCAACAGAGCCCACCACAAACGGCACGACAGCGCCACCGAGCGACAATGCGCCGGCATGGGTAGACGACCGAATCAAAAAGCTATCGTCACAACGCGGCGAGGCGCTCGACCGAATCGCAGCACTCGAGAAAGAGTTGGAGGCGCTGCGACCTATTGCCGACAGCGGCAACGCTTGGAAGACCAAAGCCGAAGAGCTTGAGGCCGAGCTTGGTTTGACCACGAACCAATTCAAGCGCGATCGTGCATTGCTTGAGGCTGGGGTGCGGAACGGTGAGATCCGCGAGCTTTTCGAGTGGCAATTCGAGAAGCTCGACAAAGACGGCCGCCCCGAATTCGGCGAGTGGCTTTTGAGCTTGACGGCCGAGAGTGCCCCGGCATCTCTCCGCGCTCACTTGCCAAGCTCACAGGCTCCACAAGCGCCGCCAGCGCCGACCCCTACCGCTACCCCCACGGCACCGCCAGCCGCCGACGCAGGGGCACGCACGGCGCCCCCACCGCCTCGAGACGTCACCGCCGAAGACATCCGCGGCGCTACGTCGGAAAATTGGGAGCAATTGCGCGAGCGACTTAAGGCGGAATATTCGAACCGCCGGCGTTGACACGACGGCGCCGCCCCTTTAGGATGATCACGATCTCGCACGCGGCAAAGGGTAGCACCCGAAACAGCGCAAGCCGCCGGCCGGGGCTGAATACGAAAACTCAACCCGGCCGAGGGTAGCACCCGAAACAGCGAGAGCGGCCCCAAAAACTCCAATCCTTTTAGGTGCTTAATATGCCAATTCTACACTCCGGTCTCGAGACCGACCTTCGCCTCGCCGCTATTATTGAGCGCGAGATCCACGCACTACTCACCGACCAGGCGTCAATGCGCACCTCTGGCGCGATTAACTTTATGGGAGACGTAGCCGGCATGGGCTCCGATACTATGCGAGTTCGCTATGCTGGCCTTGATGGCTTCGACTCTTTCGCCGCTACTGCCGCGGAGAATACCGACGTAGCAGAAACAACGTTGACCGACGCAAGCGCAGATATTGCCGTGGTGAGAGCCGCGCTTCGCTATGACATTGGCGACCTTGCAAACCTCACCGGCGTCCCCGGTGCTGACGTCGATCCCTTCCGCTTGGCCTCCTCGATGGTGGGCTCTTTTGAGCAATACTTCAATGGCCTCGTGGCCTCTGCGATCACGACAGTTACTGCTAACGAGGGCGCCTCTGGGACAAATTTGAGCGTTGACAATTGGTTCAGCGCAATGGCCGCCCTCGAGACTGCAAGCGTTCCCGGTCCCTATTGGGCAATGCTTTTCCCGCAGCAGCTATCCGACCTCAAGCAGTCGCTTAGAAGCGAGCAAAACGCACTGCAAGAGCTTGGTGACGTGCAAGCTCAAATGAAGATCTTTGGACAAGGCTTCGCCGGCAACCTTCTCGGCGTGAATGTTTACGTCTCAAGCGACGTTGCAACCGCTAACACCGGCGCCGATTCTGCCGGTTGTATGTGGGGACAAGGCGCCTTTGGCTATGCCATCGGCACCCCTCGCCCTCTTGCCGGCGCAGGCGGAGAGGTTCGCGCGGCGGGCACTCCTGTCGTCGTCGAGTTCCAACGCGACGCCTCGGCAGCGTTGACCGAGGTTGTGGGGCATGCCTATTGCGGCGTCTCCCTCATTGAGGACGATCGCGCGGTCCAGCTTATCACTGACCGATAACCCCTTTGGGGGAGCCCGAGCGGGGGGCGAGTAGTTCTCCGCTCCGGCTCCCCTCGGGCTCTTTCCTTTTTCCCCTTGCCATCGGAGAACAAAATGGCTTTTGACTTTCAACCCCAAACAAAGATCACCGCAAACGAATTCGGCGCGGTGCCGGCGACATCGACAGAGCAGACCAAAGCGGCGGTTTTGAACCTTCGCCCCTCGCCGCGTTTTTACTACATACACCACCCCGATTCGTGGCACTGCCTGGAAACCGAAGACGGCTTCGAATGGTTCCCGATTTTGAAGTGCTTTCGATTAATGCCAGGCGTCAACGGCGTTCGCCAAACACGGGGAAAGAATCCCAAAGCTGACGATCGACAGGCTCGAGTAACTCTCGCCGATCGGGGCTTTACGATAATTCCTTACGACGCAATCGAAGGCGGCTATTGTTGGAAGTACACAGGCCGCCAGGGCCCCGTTTATCTCGAGCGCTGGGCAGTTCCAAAGCAGGTAGGAAACCGCACGATCATCAAATCAGACACAAAAGGTTTGCAAGCTTTTTGTCGGCATTTGATCGAAGCAGGTTTTATCGAAAAGCCCGATCCTGATTTGCTAAATATTTTGAAAGACTCTTTGAAGCAAAGCATCGAGCGCGACTCCGCAAACCTTCACATGCCGCCAGCGGCGAAAAGGCACAGTGAGAATTTGCGCCGGCTCGAAGGCATGGACGAAGCGACAGCGGCGATCTATCAAAAGCCAAAGAAGACGACGAAAAAGAAAGGCAAGAAGGTGGGGCAATGAGCAGCGAGTCGAAAGAGAAACGAGCCGCGGCCGAGCGCATGGCAAAGCGAATCCACGAAAGCGCAAAGCAGAACGGCGGCACGATGACTTTTGAGCAAGCGCAAAAGCTCTCCGCTTCGGCCTTCAAACGAAACGAGCGGGACGGCAAATGAGCACCTCTGAAACGCTATACACCGCGCGGCTCTCGAGCGACTGGATCGAGCGCGGCAGGGCACAAACGATCAAGTGTCCAGTGTATCGCGACGGCGCTCTCGCGGTACCGGCCTCGGGCACGGTGTCGGTCTTCAATGCCGCCGGCGCTGCCGTGGTAGACGCTCAGGCCGTTACAGTGGCCTCTTCGGTGGCAGAGTACACCCTAAGCGCCGGCAGCACTACAGGCGAAAGCTTGGGGCTCGGGTGGCGCATTGAGTGGACTCTTGCGCTGCCGGATAGCGTCTCTCATGTTTTCCGCGTCGACGCGGGGCTTGTGCGTCGCCGGCTTTACCCGGTGATCTCCGATGTCGACCTCAAGCGCCGACACTCCGATCTCGACGACTTGCGGAGCGCAGACGCATCGAGCTATCAAGACTTCCTTGATGAGGCTTGGCAGGACTTGATCGATCGATTGAGCGCTCGGGGGTCGCTGCCGTTTCTGATCATGGAGCCCGGCGCCCTTCGTCGGTGTCATCTCTTCCACACCTTGCAGTTGATCTTTCTCGACTTTTCAAGCTCGGCGGGAGACGGTCGGTATCTTGATCTTGCGGAACAGTACCGCAAAGAGTTCGAAGACGCTTGGGGTCAACTTCGGTTTTCGTATGACTACGACCACGACGGCGAGGCCGACAAAGACGGCCAAGAGAAGAAGAGCCCGCACGCGGTCGTGTGGCTTGGGGGGAGCCGATGGCATCGGTAACCTTCGCAGCGTTGCATAGTCGAATTCAAACGCAGGTGGAAACCGTCACAGGCTATAAGATTAGCTTGCGCCCTCTTCGGCCTGACTTCGATCCGGCGACGCTTCAAGACAAGCGCTTTGCGATCGACCTCGACACGACAAACGCGCGGCAGTACCGCGACAAGGCCACCGGGCACGCCAGAATCGAGCACACGGCCTCGATTCGCTTTCTTCGACGTCTACCCCCTAAAGACCAAAACACACGCTACACGGCGGCGCTTGCCGACGAGGTTGCGATCATTCGCGCCTTGTCTGCGCAGACAGGCACATGGCAAGAAGATCTTCGCTTGCTATACAATGGAAGTAGCCGCGAGGTTTTGCCGGGTGGCGAGTGGCTTCTTTTCTCTCTCAACTTCTCAATTGCTCATGACTTGGCGTTAGCCTAAAAGGAGGCCTCTGTGCCTGAATCAACCGTCATCAAAAACTTTCGCGATGGGTCTATCGTCATTCAGGATGGCACCGGCACCCCTCTCGACTACTCTGTTGCCTATGAGGCCGGAGACCTATCCTTCGATATTGGGAAGGATGAAATAGCAGTCTACAGAGATCGCGGCGCCGTGGCCTCGGTTCGCCGCACAAACCAAGGCTTGCCAAGCGGCCAGTTTACGGTTCATTTCCGAGACCTTAGCGACGCTTCCGACGAGACGCTCACCGACATCCTCGACAGAAAGGGCGCCTATGCTGCCGCCATTTCGACGCTCGGAGCAAATGCCGACGTGTACACTGTGAAACTAACTTTCACAATTGCCGGCACAGTGCACGGCGACAGCGGCGGCGATCACACAATCTCCTTCGATGATTGCTATTGCACTTGGAGCTTTGCCGAAGGCGACCCCTCTTCTTGCACCGTCGCTTTCACTTGCCACGGCGCCGTTGTCCAAACCTGATAGCAGCGCCTCCACCTCTTGCATTTAGGAGAACAAATGCGGGATCTAATGACACCACGAAACCCACCAGAAACGCCAAATTTCTTCGAGATTGATCTCGGTGAAATTGTCGAAGTTTTCAAGCTTCCCAACTTCGCCGCGCGGCAAGAGTTGATCCAACTTTACGCAAGCGCCGCCGGAGCAGGGGACGAAAGCGCCGACCTTTTGCGGGCAATGTCGGCAACGCTTGGCGCGTGTTGGTGGGGCAGGCAAAAGGCTCTCGATGTCGACTACTTCGAGCACCGCAAAGACTTGGTACGCTTTGGCGATCTTGTCTTAACCGAGCTTGAAGACGCCGGGCTCGATGTCGCAAGCATCGTGAAAGCCGGCGGTGAGTGCGTGTCAAAGGTTGCCGCCAGTATTCCAGGCGAGCAAGAGGTGAAAGAAAAAGAGGCTTTTTCGAAAGCCGAGGTGGGGGCTTAGACCTTCTTGCGCTCCATCTCGGCTTGACACACCTCGGGGATCCCGAGGGCTTTTAT